TTACCCGTTTTGTTATCAACAATTTGATCACGTTTAAACTTATTCGCAACACGTTGTACATACGCTTCAACGTCTTTATCGTCCATATTACCAACAAACACTTTAAACACCCTTCTTTCAGGTGCTCTTGAAGTTCTATAGATTAACATTGCGTCTTCAGATAACAATAGTTGTTTCCATATTCTTCTTGCTTTTTCTAACATTGATGTACCATAAGGTAATTTTCTGTCATCTCCTAGTAACCTAAAATGGGCAACTTCCCAACTATTAAATTCCATATCTTTTACTTTCCAATGGAATCTTAGTCCTTTATCTTTTGGGTCTACTTCAGCATTAATTGATTTTGCTGCCATACCTCTTTCCAAACGTTCTATTTCAATGTTTGGTAATTGCATACATCCAACAACACCTTTTTCTGAGTCTAATTTTAGATATACAAAATTGTCACCATATTTACAGGTATTTCTTGTCCACATTTGTAAATTAGTGTTAACATCTAATACATTATTAAATAAATCTGCTAATATACCTTTTACTCTTTTTGATTCGGAATAAATTTGTAGTATATAACCGTCTTGATTAGGTGTGGTTGATTCTTCGGCATATATATCTAAAGCGGTGGATATCTCAGGAGTAAATTCCATTGATTCATAATCATAAAATGATGCCAATCTTGTTGGTTCATAATAAATCGCTTGAGTGTATAAATTATTTTCTATTTTTGCCCATTGACCCGACAAATACATAGATTGTTGTGCCTGTAGTTTTTCTTTTTCGTATTCCTGTTTATCAGTTGTTTTTAGTAATTCTTTCTTATCTAAAGAATATGTTGGCAAATCTTGACCTAAAAGTGAATTTGGTCCAAATGTTTTTGATAACCTTTGCCATATTGTAAGATTTTGATTGTTATTTTCCATATTAAAAAATTAAGTATAATGATAAATATCTAAATAGTTTGTCTTTTTACTTATTAAACCGTATTTGAGTTACAAATTTTAAACACTTATCTTCACCAACAATGATTGGAGACATATTTTTAACATGAACCACTAAAACTAAAAATTCCAACACTTACTGTACCATAATTAGTCCAATCTGAATAATATCCGTCAGGGGCTAATGTAGTACAAGATATGTCTGTGTAGATTCCTAACGCAAAATCCAAGATACAACCATTTGTTTTACAAAGAACACTTATATAGTATGTTGATTTAGTAGCCATACAAGCCGTAACACTGTCAGTTAAATCGTAACCCAATTGAATTTCACAACAAGTAGTTAATACTGCTGTATCACATATTACTTGAGGTGAAACTGGTGTAACATTTAAAGTATTATAAGTAGGATTATAACATACAGTATAACCAGTGCTGCTAGGTCCAGATGTTCCAGTTATTTGTAAGAAAGGGTAACAACAATCTCTATATGAGAATTCGGTATCTTTTCCTATGAACCCTTCAACACAATTAGCGGGTGTTGGTGTAGGTGTTGGAGTTATTGATACAGGTGTACCTGTTGGTGTTACAGTATTTGTTGGTGTTGGGGTTAATCCTGGTGTTGATGTTAATGTTGGTGTCGGTGTTAATGTTGGTGTCGGTGTTTTTGTTGGTGTTAATGTTGGGGTATTTGTTGGTGTTACACTTGGTGTTACGGTAGGTGTTGGCGTTAAAGTTAATGTTGGAGTTAGAGTTGTTGTTACAGTTGGTGTTGGTGTTGGTGTTGGACAAGTTTGGCTGCAAACGGCAATAAAAATAGCCCCTACAGTATAAGCTGAATAGATATCAAGACAGTAAAGTAATGTTGTACTACCACCTGTAGGTATTGTTTGAGTTCTTGATATACCACAACAATCAAACCAATTAACGTTAAATGAGGATCCACTATTATTATCATATCTAGCATATAAACAACGAGGTGAATTTGTTGGGGTTATAGTTGGTGTAGGAGTTTGAGTGGGTGTTTCTGTTGGTGTTTGAGTATTTGTAGGAGTTACACTTGGTGTTTGAGTATTTGTAGGAGTTACACTTAGTGTTACAGTATTTGTAGGAGTTACAGTATTTGTAGGAGTTACAGTATTTGTAGGAGTTACGGTATTTGTTGGAGTTACAGTATTTGTTAGTGTTGGCGTTACAGATGGACTTGGAGACTCTCTATGTTGATCTGGTAATGACCCTCTTTTATTCGAAAAGTCTATATCAAAAATCTTGTCGGTCAATATATCTTGACCAGGTACAATTAAACTTGATCCACCCATTATTTTTCCCGATCTTCTCCTTACACTTAATCCCATTATATTTTATTAATAAATATTATCTACCCCCAAATAACCAACCGTATTTTTCGTAATCACTTCTACTTGGTCCACTATTATTTCTTCTTGAGTCATGACCTATATTTGGCATAGTTGGATTAAAATTAATTATATCCTTAACAGATTCATTATTACTTATTGTCCAAGACTCAATCATTGATTTTGTATGTTCTGTTACTTTTTCTAAACTTGAAAATGATGATTCCCCCACGTAAAGAGCCATAGCAATAGACATAATTAAATCATCGTGATGTCCTTTTTGGTGATCAGGTCTACCGTTTATATAAACAAAAGTATTCATTTCGTTATATAATCTAGAACTATACATTCTAAATCCGTGTCTTAACCCCTCCTCAAATGCTGCAATTATCTGTACTCGTTTAGAATTAAAGTTAATTCCTGGTATTTTATCTACCGTTCTTGATGCCGACCTCCACATATTATTTTGATCAACACCATCAATATAAAGATTTTTATAATCAAATTCTTGTAATTTACGTACGGTTGTAATACCCATACCACCGGTGATATCAACTACAACAAATGCTGAATACATATTCGCCCATTTAAAAGCAACCTCAGCCAACGTATCTGGTGGAATTTTTCCAATATATTCTAATACCTGTTCTCTTGTATCAAAATCAACAATTTGAATTGTACTAAAGTCTTCACTATCACCACGAGAAACATCAACACCCATAATATATTTGTGACCAACTTCCGCCTCTTTCCAAATCCATAATGAATTTCCCATCATTTTATTTTGGGGTTCCTTTAACATATTTTCACGAATTGTTTGTAACATATTAGAATCAAAGACATTATCTCCAGATCCTAAAAAATTACATTCCAACTCTTGGGATACTTTTCTCTTATCGTATTTAAGTTTTTTTACCATACCCTCAAACCACGAAGAACAAGGTTTATAACCTGTATCCATAATTGATTTTAGTTTTACGTAATCTCTTTCTACAAATGGGATCCCATCCCAACTAATAATATTATCATCAGTATACTCTTCTTTATTTAACAAATAATGAATAATATTCTCTGTTTTAACTAAATATAAATCTTTGGTATATCTTGGATCCCTAAACCAATACATTTCAGAAATTTTAAAATCATTGATATTTCTTAACGCTTGATCATATATTTCATAATAAATTTGGTCATAACCATTTGGTGTTGAAACCACAATTACCTTACCCCCTGTGGATAGGGATGCCATACAAGCCGCCCAAAAATCACTATCAGCCTCAATAAATGCTGCCTCATCAAATACAAGTATTGTGGGGGTAAATCCACGTAAAGCATCTTTTGATGTTGCAACCGCTTTCACTTCAGACCCATTAGTTAATTTATAATGTTTTTGTGCGTTTTTTTCTACAGCAAATCCAATACCAACCCAAGCAGGCCATTGACTAACAAAAGACCTAATTTTATTTGCCATTTCTTGAGATGTATCAAGTTTATTAGCAATAATAAGAACTTTTTCAGGTTTATTTTTTTTTGCAAATGCTAATTTTTTTGATGCCCAAGCGGCGGTTACAGTTGTTACTCCGGCTTGTCGATATTTTAGGGCAATGTTCTCATTATAATTTTCATAATCTTCTAATAATGATATTTGGTCGGGAAATAACTCTAACGGTACGTATTGTGAAACCGTATTATCATATGTTTGTAAGTAAGTTTTTAATGCGTAAGTTGTGTCTGTCATACATTTAACATACTCTAACATTACTTGTTCTTTAGATAAACCCATAAAAGTTTTTATTGATAAATATCAAAACCCCCAGTTATTTTCATAAAAGGGGGTTTTTAGTTATTTTAATAAATTATTAAAGACCTAATTGTTTAAGAATGTCATCATCATCTTCATCATATCCAGGTTCATCTTCATCATCATTTTCGTTATTAAATTTATCGTACTGAATTTTAGCGTCTTTTAAAATTTCTTCAAATTTACGTTTTGCCTTATTATTATCATTTTCATTGTCAGAAACAACATTTGCTATTACATTTTTTAAGAATTCCTCTGCAGGAATACTGTAAAGAATTTTTTCAAAATAAGGTTCATATTTTCTACCGTCGGCATCCATTAATTCATAAGGTAGTAATGTTCTTAATTTTCTAACTAACTCACCACCAACTCTAAATTGTGCTGGTTCATTTAACATGTTATCTGTTTGTCCCATAATATCCTGAGCCATTGATGGGTCCATTCCTCTCCATTGTTCTCTTGACG